GGCGGCAAAGCCACAAAAAAAGGCACTATTTAAGTTTTGGGAGATAACGGAGAAATGGAAATTATGAGCGATATAGCAAAAAGTAGCCAGATTACCGAATCAGCCAGACAGGCGTTTTCTGCTGACTGCTTGCGCAAGGCTGTCTGCCTGGAGTGGTTGGCAACACAGCTGCACCCAGAAGGCGCACGCTGCCCCGGATGTGGGCGCGAGGTTGACGGCAAGCAGCTGATCCGCTGGAAAGCTTTCGAGCGGCTGCAGTGCCACGGATGCGGCAAGTTCTTCACCGCCATCACCGGCACCTGGATGTCAGGTGCGAAGATCAGCCCCAAGCAGATCTTCGTGCTCGCGGTCCTGATTCAGATGGACGTTGAAACCCCGGTTATCGCATCCGCTGTCGGAGTATCAGAAGTCACCGTGCGCTTCTGGGCCGACAAATTCAAAACCCTGGAGGCACTGGCATGAGCATCGACCGCGAACATATCCTGCGCCAAGCCCTCACCAGCGCCGAAGAGGCCGTGAAAGAGAAGCCCAGCAGGGAAAATATTTCCGCATACAACGCCGCAGCCGACGCCCTGGAGCAATACCTGGCAAGCCAGGGCGCAGATCAGACAGACGCCACTTTCAAAAGCGAGGCCGCAGCAGTCGCATACCTCACCGAGCAGGGCTACAAGATCGGTAAAACCAAGTTCAATACCGACGTCAACCGTCACCTGGTAGCCAAGAAAAACGGATGCTTCACCAGTGAAGACCTCGACGCATACGCGATAGCCGCCGATCTACCGCCACTGCACATCGAGGCCGACCAGACCCAGGCAAGTCTTAAGGACGAACTCAAAGCAGAACAGCGCCGCAACCTGCGCTTCAAAAACGACCTTGCCGAAGGCCTATACACCCCCACGGCAGAAATTGAACAGATGCTTTCCAGCCGTGGAGCCGAGCTAAAAGCCGGGAACGAACAATTCTGGCGCGACAACGCCGCCGAGATCATCCGCCGCGTAGAGGAAGGCATGACAGCACCAGAGCTGATCGAGTTCGGTCTGGAGCTTACCGAAGAGCATTTCGACCAGTACGCCAGAGAAGCGGATCTGTAAATCAGCCCCATAGAAAGGAGCAACCATGTCAGTAAACAAAGTCATCCTAGTCGGCAACCTCGGCAAAGACCCGGGCCTGCGCTACACCCCGCAGGGTACCGCCGTTGTCAACTTCTCGCTCGCAACAAGCGAAACCTACAACGATCCCCAGGGGCAGAAACAGCAGCGTACCGAATGGCACAATATCGTTGCCTGGCGTCAGCTCGCGGAGATCTGCGGCAAATATCTGCACAAGGGCAAGCAGATCTACGTAGAGGGAAAACTGCAAACACGCAAATGGACCGATCAGAACGGCGTTGATCGCTATACTACCGAGGTAGTGGTTGACTCAATGCAGATGCTCGGCAGCGCCAGCGATAACTAACAGAGAGGAGGCCAATAACCATGGAAGGACTCGGACAAGTAAAAGACCTGCAAGACTTTATCAACGACGATGATTGGGGAGACAGCGACGATGCCACAACCGCAGAACCGGAAACACCAAAGCCCAGCACCATACCCCAGGCTAAAAAGAACGCTTCTGCAGATAAACCGCAGGCTGAAAAAGCTCAAAAGAGGGCGCGAAAGAGCGCAAAAGAAAAGCCTTGTGCAGAATGTGGCACCGTCGGCCCCATCGAGGCCCGTGATATGTGCCGAAAATGCTACCAGAGCTGGCGCTACCATGAGCGTAAGAAGAAACAATCAGGCGCGTATTTGTCAACCAAAAGGGCAGATGTAAACCACACAGCCCACGCAGACAACAAGCGCGCCCCAGTCAAGCAAGTAAAAAACAATTATTTGCGCCGTGTCTGCATCGACTTTGAAGAACGCGACGCTGCAATACTCAACAAGCTGGAAGAGGGGGCAAGCGAGAACCGCCGCACCGTAAAGATGGAACTCTTACACCTGCCGGAAATGGTCCTGCTATGAACCCAGCCAGCCTGATACACACATCGGTGGATGACGCCAAGAGTACACTTGAATGTGCGCTGTCCAGAAGCCCGGAAGATGTCCTGCGCTATATTGCAGATGCTTTCGTGTTACTGAATAAACTTGGATACCAGGAAACAAGCCGTCGCAAAGTATTCGCCACAATCGCCCGCAAAGCCTTAAAGGAATTGACCGCTTAACCATGCCCAAAACCGCCCCGAAAATAAACTGGTTCCCCGGCGAACGCGCTGTATTCGCGCGGCGTACCAAACTGTCACCCTCACAATGGTGCGATAAACACCTGGCCCTGGGTAAAGGCCCCGCCAAAAAGTGGCGCGCTGCCAAAGCCCCAGCTGTAGCCAAAGCCATGGACCTACAGGCAATACCGTCCGTGCGCAAGTCTACCGTTGCCAAAGGCGTCCAGATCGGTGGCACCGTGGGGGTGGGTTTCGGGTTTCTCGCGTGGGATACTGCGCGCAATGGCGGCGACAGTGCCCTGATTGCCCTGGGAGATGAAAAAGCCGCCAACAAGCTCATCGGCGGCAAGCTCCACCCGATCCTCAAGCATACCGAACCCCTAAAAGAGATCGGCGGCAACCGGCCGCGCGCGCAAGAGCTCTCCGGCATGCAGCTGCTCAACGGCACCACCATCTACACCGGCTGGGCCAGATCCATCAATACCCTCAGCTCGCAGGACTACCGCGTCGTTATCAAAGAAGAGTTTTCCAAGTGGAACGAAAGCGTAGGCCACGGCTCCAACGCCAGCGCCGAGTGCGACGCCCGCGCCGACACATACCCAGAAACCTGCAAAATAATCGAGCTCTCCACCCAGGGGCCCAAAGGTGGCCCGCTCGATCAATCACTGGCAGAAGCCGATGTGGTTTATCGCTACCACGTAGCCTGCCCCCACTGCAGCCACCGCCACGAAATGACCTGGGAAAACTTCGTCTGGCCGGAAGACTCAACCCCCAACCATATCCAGCGCGAAAAACTTGCCGGGTACGCCTGCCCCGGATGCGGCGTAGTGTGGGACGACCACGACCGCGATCAGGCCGTTGCCGCCGGAGATTACGTCTCCAGCGCCCCGGAGATCACCAGACCCATGCACATCGGCATCATCATTCCCGGGTGGCTCAGCCTCTACAACAGCCTATCCAAAATCGTCGCACGCTGGATCCGCGCCCAGGGCAACCAGACAAAGCTCATGGCCTGGTATAACCTATACGCCGCCGAAAGCTACGAAGAGGAACAGGCCGAACGCTACGACTGGCAGAAACTCTACCAGCGCCGCGAACGATACGGCCCCACCGTGCCCGAACGCGCCTGCGTCCTGACCTGCGCCATCGACACCCAGGATGACCGCCTGGAGCTCGAAGTAGTAGCCTGGGGTCCCGGCGAAGAAAGCTGGGGCATCCACACCGAAATCATCTGGGGGCCGCTCACCAGCATTACCCCCTGGCAGCAACTGGATGAATTTCTGAAGCGCAAGTTCCCGCACGAATCCGGCGCACAGCTCCCCATTGCCTGCACCTGCATCGATACCGGCGGCCACCACACCAAGCGCGTATACCGCTTTGTGCGCAACAAGTTCCATCGCCGCATCTACGGTGTAAAAGGTGCCAACAAACACGATGCGCCCCTGGTCGGCAGGCCCACCACCAGCAACCTCGGCAAAGTGCCATTGTTTCCCGTGGGTACCAACGCCGCCAAAGAAGAGATTATGGGCCGCATCAAAGACAACGATCAACCAGGCCCCGGGTATTTACATTTTCCTCAGCATTACGATGAAGAATATTTCAAGCAGCTCTGCGCCGAGCGTGTCAGCTACAAGTGGAAAAGCGGCAAAATGGTAGCCGTGTGGGAGAAAGTCCGCTCCCGAAACGAAGCCATCGACCTGCGCGTATACAACGAAGCCGCCCTGACTCTGCTGAACCCCAACTTCAAAAAGCTTGCGCAGGCGCTCAAACGCCACAAAGAAATGGCCGAAGATGACACCACCGAGCTCGAACTGGCCGCACAAGATGTGGAAAAACCAGAAATCCCCCAGCCGCAGCAGCCCAAACAATCGCCCCGAAAAAAACGCCTCCGCCGCGCCGGGGGCGGATTCGTGAACCGCAGATAACCCGCAGGAGATAAGCCATGACCACCCAACAGAAAATATTTACCGCGACAAAGCCCCTCTACCACCCGCGCGAAGTGGCCGAACTCCTCGAGTACAGATCTCTGGCCAGCGTGTACAACCTGGTTAAAGACGGCCACCTGAAATGCCACAGCCGCAAACCAGGTACCAGCGGCATCCGGATCACCGGCGCAAGCCTGGAGGGGTATCTGAACGATAATCTTGTTAGTCAGGAATTTTATCAGGAGTAGGGTGGGCATTGCCCACCGGAAAGGAAACAGCGATGGCAGAGCATGAACACTGTATTGGCGAAAGTGACGAATGGTACACCCCTCCTGAAATGCTGGAAGCTATCGGCGAACGCTTCGATCTGGATCCCTGTTCGCCGGGGCCTGGACATTGGGTGCCCGCAGATAGGATCTACACGAAAGCCGATGATGGGTTGAGCCGTGAATGGGTAGGCTTTGTTTTTATGAATCCACCGTTTGGCGGCAGAAACGGCCATGTCCCGTGGCTGGAAAAGTTTTTGGACCACAGCAACGGGATCGCCATTGTGCGGGCCTATACTTCTGCTGGTTGGTTTCATGAGCACGCCGTCTGGGCCGATGCGATGCTGTTTCCTCGGGGCAAGACCAAGTTTGTCAGGCCAGATGGAAGCATAGGCCGCGCACCAGGACACGGCGTTGTGTTGCTCGCAATGGGCGAGAGGGCAAAAACTGCTCTACGGAGATCCGGCCTTGGGTTGTATGTCAAGCCGTTGCTTTGTGCGCATGATTTAGAACCTGAGATATCCCACCAACCAGCCAAGTAGGGTGGGCACCGCCCACCGGGGAAAAAGGAGTAAAACCTTCGAACCAGCATAGGAAAAGACTGATGAATGAGATGGTAGAAGCGCGAGCATATGAAATAGTTAGTGAGCGGGCCGAATTTGGCCGCAGCACGATGGACATAAAGTGCCCGTTTTGCGGGGAGGTCACGACTGCTTACAAGTGGTCATTGGCTGGAAGCGGTAAAAAGTGCGGATGCGGCGCAAAACATACTCTCTACCGAGGGACGATTAAAAAGAGCGCCTAACCCATTAAGCAAAGTAGAAAGGGTTTGTTGATGAAAAAAATACTAGACCCATGTTGCGGCAGCCGGATGATGTGGCATGACCGGAAAAATCAGAATGTTGTTTTTGGGGATTGCAGGTCGGAAACCATCACTGTAACAGACCGAAGCCACGGCAAAAAAGATGGCACCCGGACGCTGCAAATCGAACCTGATGTGATGATGGATTTTCGCGCGCTGCCTTATGAAGATAACTCCTTTAAGCTGGTCGCATTTGATCCGCCGCACCTAGTCAGAGCAGGGCCTAAAAGCTGGCTGGCCGCTAAGTACGGCAAGCTGAGCGACACTTGGCAAGACGATATTCGCCGAGGGTTTGCCGAGTGCCTGCGAGTTTTGGAGCCGGGCGGAACGTTGATTTTCAAGTGGAATGAAACTCAGGTTAAAATTGGCGAAGTTATAAAACTGGCACCGAAGCCGCCTCTGTTTGGGCATTTGTCGGGGAGAAAAGGGCTTACGCACTGGCTAGTTTTTATGAAGGAGTAGCCAAGTAGGGTGGCACCGCCCACCAGAAAGGAAAGGAAAAAACCATGGGAGCAAAATACAACTGGTACTTTTTAAATTTTCATATCGAATTTACCCCTTTTAGTTTTCTAAGGGTAAGCAGAAAACACAGGGATGGCTATTGGCACATCATTATTCAACTATAAATCCAACCAAGAGCAAACAAAATGTCAAACATGGCCTCACAACTGGAATACGAACGCGCCATGAAAGTCAGAGCAAAGCAGCAGAATAAAGCCCCAAGCAGCATAACCCCATACGCGGCCAGTGTGTACCGCCGCGCGCGCGAGAAATGGGGGATTGATTCCCAGGTGGATATGCTGGTCGAAGAATGCGCCGAACTTATTGCCGCTACAAACAGGGTCAAACGCTCACGCACCGATCTCACACCCTGGTTTGAAGAAATAGCCGACGCGGAAATAATGCTCGAACAGATGCGCGAGATCTACGGCCACGAACAGATAGACGCAATCAAGGTGCAAAAACTCAGACGCCTGGCCGAGCGCACCGGATGTACCGGCTAAAAAAATAAAAACTTAGAAATTTTTTATACAATCTCTATAAAACTCTACAAAACTCTATAAAGACCAGCCTCTAAAACCGTGCCACTCTACCAGGCATGGAAACTCTACCTCACATACCGCAGCAGATATATGCAGGCGATACCCTCAGCTTCAACCGCCTGCTGCCTGATTACAGCGCAGCAGACGGTTGGACGCTGGAGTACATCATGGGCGGGCCTGCATCGGTGGAGTTTTCCACCACGGCTGATGGCAGCGCCCACAGCGCCAACGTCAGCGCCACAGTCACCTCCGACTGGGCTCCAGGCACATACTCAATTGCAGAAAAAGCCGTCAAAGGTGATGAGCGCTACACCACCGGCGTTGGCACCATCGAGGTCCTTGCCGATCCATCCAGCGCCACAACAGATGCGCGCCCACACTGCAAACGCATGCTCGATGCCATTGAAGCCACCCTTGAGGGCACTGCGAGTAATAACCAGCGCAGCTATACCCACAACAATCGCTCCATTGAGCGCTACGACATCCTTGATCTGATAAAAATCCGCAACCAGTACGCCGCCCAGTGGCGCGCGTACCAGCGCAAACAGGCAGGCAAAACCAGCCGCCTGATAAAAGCGAGGTTCACGTAATGACGCCGGAAGTTCTGCAAATAGTCCTGATTCTGGCCGCTGCACTGGTAAGCGTTGCAGGGGTTGTGTGGGCAGCTGTGTCGATATTAAGCAAGCCCATCGATGTTGAACAGATGCTCGAAGATCTGCAGCCAGAACCGCAAACCGTTTACCTCATTGGCCGGGTGCGCATCCCCGCAGGGCGCGCCACCGTCTGGGATGTGATCGGCGTGGTGCTCACCGAAGATGAAGCCGTTGACGCCTGCACCACCACTAAAGATTTCTACGTACCTCAGCACATAGGCTCCCTGCGCGATGACAAAGTGGTCGTTCCCGCGGTGCTTACGTTCCCGCTGCGGAACAAAAAAAGTGCTGAGCCCAAACCGGAGGCCGAATAATGCCGCTGATGATCGCAGATGGTCGCCATAAAACCCGAGGATTCGAGGGCGCGAAAGCCAGTCGCCTTGGTTCCATGGGGTTGTACAGCAACAGCATGGATGCCGAAATCCGTCCGGCATTGCGTCCCCTGCGCAGCCGCAGCCGCTGGCTGTACGAAAACAACGACTACGCCAAGCAGTTCCTGCGCCTGCTCAAGGTAAACGTCATTGGCCCTACAGGCATTTTGCTGCAGAACAAAGCGAAGATCGCCAAAGGCGAAAATACCGGCGACCAGGACAAAAACGCCAACAACACCGTCGAAATAGCCTGGAAAGACTGGGGCAAGCGCGGCACTTGCGATGTCACCGGCAAGCTCGACTGGCTTGATTGCCAGATGCTGTTTATTGAAACCACAGCCCGCGATGGCGAATGCCTGGTTGAGCTGGTGGAGGGCTTCCCCAACAAATACGGTTTCGCGATCCGCTTCATCGAAGCCGACCACCTGGATGAAAACCTGAACCGCGAGCTTTCCGGCGGGCGCACCATCCGCATGGGGATCGAGTTCGATCAGTGGGATCGCCCCATTGCTTACCATCTGCTCAAAAAACACCCCGGCGATGTAGCCGGTTTTGGTTCCAGCGCGTCCAGCTTCGGCAACAACCATCGCCGCGTTCCCGCACGGCGCATTGTCCACGCTTTTCTCACCGAGCGCGTACGCCAATCACGCGGGATTCCCTGGTCGCATACAACTGTTCGCCGCCTCGGACAGCTGGACGGCTTTGAAGAGGCCGCACTTACCGCCGCGCGCGCCGGCGCCAGCAAGATGGGATTTTTCACCAAACAAACCCCGGACGTGGGCGAGGAAGGCAACGAGTATGAAGGAATCGAGGAAGAGGAAGACGGCACAGTCGTATCAGAGTTTGAACCCGGCGTGCTCGAAGAGCTGCCCTGGGGGTGGGATTTTAAGGAATTCAACCCCGGATTCCCCAACGGTGAAACCGAGCCCTTTACGAAACTCCAGCTGCGCGGTGCTGCATCCGGGTGGGGCGTGCCGTACCACTCACTCACCGGAGACCTGACCGACGTCAACTTTTCCAGCATCCGCCAGGGAGAGCTGATCAGCCGCGATGTGTGGAAGACCCTGCAAAGCTGGGTGTACAGCATTTTTCACGAGCGCATCAAGTCCGCATGGCTAGAAATTGCCATGCTTAACCAGTCAGTAGCGCTGCCCCTGGCAGAGTTCGAGCGTATCAACGTGTCCAAGTGGTGCCCGCGCACCTGGGGCTGGGTCGATCCGGTAAAAGACATGACCGCATTTTACATGGAAGCAAGAACCCGCAGCCTGAGCCGCATGCTTGCAGAGCGCGGCGTGGATCTGCACGAAGAAATAGACGCCATGGCCGAAGAGCGTGAATACGCCGAAAGCAAGGGGATTGACCTTGCCGCCATTATCAACAGCGGAGGAAAACCAAATGCCACAACAGCACAGCCAACAACACCACCAGCCGCAAAATAACGAGCGCTATCTTCCGGAAGGGATGAACTTCCGCTCTTTTGGTTTGCGCGTAGATGATAGCGGCAGACCCACCAGCCTGGATGAGGAAACCCGCAGCGTCGAAGTCGTGGCCGCAACCGAAAACCCGGTGATGGTCTTCGACTGGGAGCGCTGGGATATCGTCGATGAAGTCCTGCTGATGTCCGGCTGCGAGCTGCCCGAAAACCGCCAGGTGGTCATGCTCGACAGCCACTGGCGCGGCGGGGTCAACAGCATCCTCGGCAGCTGCCGGGGGCTCAAGGTTAAAGGCAATCAGCTCATCGGGCGCAGCCACTATTCAGAGGCCGACGAAGCCGCCGGAGCCTGGATCAGAACCCGCGAAGGGCATCTGACCGACTACAGCTGTGGCTACCGGGTCATTGAATCGTACTGGGTACCCGAAGGTGAAAAGCAGGTTATCCAGGGGCGATCTTTCGATGGACCCCTGAAAGTCACCACTAAATGGAGAATCACCGAACTGTCGGCCTGCCCCATCGGCGCAGACGCACAGAGTAAAGTTCGTTCGGCAAACTGGCCGGCACACAGACAACAGGGGCAAAAGCCCCAAACAGAACAGGAGACCACTATGCCTCAGTCACAAAATGGAGAGAGAAGCCAGAACACTCCGGAAACTCCGGCAGCCGCCGCAACTCCGGAAAACAACCAGCAGCAGCGCCAGGCACCGGGACCCAGCCCTGAAGAAATCCGCCAGGAGGAGCGCAAACGCGCTGCCGAGATCGGCGCAATCGGGCGCAAGTTCGCGCATGTCCCCGGCGTGGAGGATCTGTGCCGTCAGTTTACCGACAACGGCCAGTCTGCAGACGCCTGCCGCGCCGCCGTGATGGAAAAACTCGGCGGCCGCGCTGAAGCCGGGGACACCCCCGAGCCCGTAGGCGACATGCTCAACGAGCGTGACGATCATCAGTACAGCATTGTGCGCGCCCTCAACGTGGCGGCCTACGGTGGCGATGGTTTTGAGCGCGATGTATCTGATCAGATTGCCAAGCAGTTGCAGCGCTCCACCGATGGAATTTTCATTCCTACCAGCCTTAACGTGCGCGCTGCCGGTGTCGCAGGCACTGACGGACAGGGTGGGCATACCGTGCCCACGGTGCAGATGCCGATAATTGAGCTGCTGCGCGCCAAGATGATGGTCAAGCGCCTTGGTGCACAGGTTCTTTCCGGACTTTCCGGCGATCTGAAGTTCCCGCGTCAGGAAGGCACCGCCGCCCTCAACTGGACCGGCGAGAACCCCGGCAGCGACACCGCCGACACCGACCTGACAGACTACTTCGGTCAAGTTGCGATGGGGCCCAAGTCTGCGATTGCAACCATCCCCTACAGCAAGCAGTTGCTCGCGCAGTCTTCCGTGGATATCGAGAATTTTTTCCGCAATGACCTTGCGCGCGTCAACGCCCTGGGCCTCGACCTTGCCGCGATTAACGGCGCTGGCGGCACTCAGCCCACCGGTATCCTCAACACCACCGGCATCGGCTCCGTGATCGGCGGTACCGACGGTGCCGCACCGACCCGTCAGGACATCATCGACCTCGAAACCGAGGTAGCCGTTGATAACGCCGATGAAGGCGGCCTGGCATACCTCACCAACGCGAAGGTGCGCGGTACCCTCAAAAACACCGAGACCGCCACCGGTTCCGGGCGCTTTGTGTGGGGCGATGGTACCGAAAAAGGCTTCGGCATGCTCAACGGCTACCGCGCTGCTGTATCCAACCAGGTGCCGTCCACCCTCGACAAGGGAGCATCCACCGGCATCTGCAGCGCCATCATGTTCGGCAACTGGGAAGACCTGCTTGTAGGTGAGTGGGGCGTGATCGAGATCATCATTGACCCCTACAGCCTCAAAAAGCAGGGCCTCGTTGAGATGACCAGCACCATGCTCTGCGACGTTGCCGTGCGCCATCCGCAGTCATTCGCAGCCATGAAAGATGCGCTGACCTCATAGAAAGGGGGATGTTTTGAAGAGACGCTATAAATTCGACGCCCTGGTACTGACCCGCAGCACCGGGCTCCAGGGCAAAACGTTCACGGCGGGTACCGTCCTGCCGATCTACGGCGACAACCGTTTGATCTCAGAAACTGAGGCGGCGTTTTTGCTCAACACCAAAAAGGCCCTGCCTGCAGACAAGGAAACTATTTCGGCAGTCAAAAAGCAGGTCGAAGCGGCAGACAAAGCAAAAGCCGACATAAAGGCACGTCAGGGCGAATCGCGCCTGGCGGCGCTAGGCAAGAAGGAAGTCACTGCCTTGCTGCAGCGCATCGATGAGTTGGAACAGCGCGTTGAAGCACTTGAAGGACTGGTAGAGGAAGATCCGGAAACTGGATCGGAGGGAAACCAGAAGCAAGGCGAAGATAAAAAATAGCCGCTCCCCTGTAACCCCATGTGGCCCTTGGGCTGGCGGATGTTTCCTCCTTACTGCCGCCAGCCCTTTTTTAAAAAATCAAAGACCAGGAGAAGCACATTGCCCGGACCCTGCGAGCAAAACGACATGATCAACAGAGTAGCCAGACAACAGGAAGGCATGGCCCAGGAGCTCAAGTCGATCAGCAGGGCGCTGACAGAGATCGCCGAGCAACGCAAGGACATCGAACATCTGCTCGAACACCAGCGTGACCACCGCAGCTGGCTTAAAAACCACGAAACCAGAGTGCAGGAACTAGAAGCAGTGCAACGCGCATGCCCTATAGCCGATATTAAAAGCGACATGACCACCCTGCGCGACACACCAGGGAAGCTCGCGGCAAAGGTTT